CCTCTTATCCTCTAAGTTTATCTGAATGAGCTTATCATCCAAGCTTGAATTGACCTTAAGGTAACCGAAGGTCATTCCGAGAAGTAGGATTCGTAGCGTGTCCTTTGCTGTGATTCGTGGACTAAGCTCACTCACCTTTCGCTGGAACTCATCAAACACTTCACGTAAGGGCGCCAAGTGCACTCTTATATAGAGGGCGAAGCTGATAACATCTACACTCGCTTTCATGATGTTCTTCCCTCGTAATCACCCTCAGATGATACTGGCTTGAAACGCACGTGTTTCAAATCGACGGAAGCGAATTTAAGCCACTCTCCCGTCTCGGTAGTCAGCGGCACAAAGCCGTTAACCATCTCAGGCTGACGTCGTGACATCTTGCCCGTGAAGGTTTCGCCTATTTGGGTGGTTAGTGTGATTTGGTAGATGTTGGCTATTGAGAACCTCTCAATCTTCTGAATGGGATTATGTTTTGTCTATCTAAGACGATTGTTAGTTAGCGACACTGTTTGAATCGTTTGCACATGGTCATAATTTGATATAGTTTACTGAAAAAGCTGATAAAAAAGGGGATTTTTAATGCTAAATTTGCTTATTAAACTGTTTGGTTTTTTTATGAGTTTGTGGGACGGGCTCAGCGATCAACAAAAAGAAAAGATAATAGATGCGATTGTCGAGAGCTTTACCTCCCTCTTCAGAGAATATTTCCAACAACGCAAGGATGCATAACATGGTAAAGCTAAAAGATGTAGTAGCGAAAGCAAGTAGTACAGGTACTGGAATTGCTTCACTTACAAGCACTATCTCTAAATCCACCGCACTTGTCACTAAGATCGCCACTGGGATAACGCTTAGCGGCGCGTTCAACAATAGGAGCAACAAGGATATTGTTAAGTTTTCTGAGCAAGCCGAAAAGATCGTTACTCAAGATTCTTTCCTTGATGAACTCGATTCTAAAATTGGGCCTACTCGCCAAAACGAAACTGAGGATGAATTTGTTGCTCGTGCAAAAAAAGAAATGCGTGAGTTATTAAGGTTAAAGCTTAAGTGAGATAAAAAACTCTTCTCTGCCGATCGGTTACTTAAGACACTGATTTTTTATATATTCTTGAAGATAACCGATCTGCTTCGTTACTTTGACGATTCGCTGTCTGAGGGTGAAATAATCCCGTTCAGCGGAGTCAGTAAGTCGGGGGCCGGAAGCATCGCCCATGCCGCTGGCGCCGGCCGTTCCGTTCGCGGGACATCTGGCGTTGACGTGCAGCCCACACTTACCAGTGCTAACGCAACGCTGCAGATCTTCAAGCTGAGATTTCGCATCGGCTAATTCCTTCGTGTATTTAGCATCCAGTACAGCTGCGTCACGCTGGCGGGTCTGCATATCTTTGATGGTGGCGTTCGCCAGGCTGAGCTTCTCGGCGGCTATATCGAGCTGGTCTTTATAAGTGATGGCGTTGTCGCGATAGTGGTTAATCGCCCAAACCATTGAAAGCAGCAGACATATAACGACAGCGCAGATGATTGCGGTTAATCGGCTCATTTCTGGCCCCACTCGCAGACTTCACGTTCAATCTCGCGCCGGGTGATTAAACCCTTCCACTGTTTGCCACCGGCATACGTCCAGCGCTGCAGTTCTTTGCAGGCACCAGGCACATCGCCGGAGTTCAGCCTCTTCAGCAGAGTTGAGCTGGCGAAAGCTCCAGATCCAACGTTGTAAGTGAAAGAGTAAAGCGCGGCGCGCGTGGGCTCAGGGATGCGAACCTTTATCAGCGGGTCGATGGCGTTTGCCACCTTTCGCAGATCTGCCTTCACTAGGCTGTCGCATTCTTTGTCAGTGTAGCGGTGGCCGCGGCGAATATCGGCACCGGTGTGCCCATCGCAAACAGTCCAGACGCCGACGACATCCTGATAGGGGTAATATCTCCGACCTTCAAGTCCATCCGCATTGCCCAGCATCACGGTGGCAATGGTGATTGCTCCGGATCCGCTAACAATGGCACCCACCAGCTTATTCCTGAGTGTCGGGTTCATCTCGGCTCCTGTTGCGATGATTATCTTCGCGGATCTTGAAATATAGATTCGTCAGATATGTCAGTACGGCAATGATTATGCCCACCAGCACGCCGATAGCATTCCACTGCTCGGGGCTGTAGGCATTGAGCATGCCGTTTAGGATGCTACCGACTGAAGCGCCGTAAGCAGCACCGGTGGTTAGTTTGTCCATGCGATACATACTCTCACCTCGCGTAGTTAGCGGGTGCTGTGTGTTTGAAAAGGGTCTGTCCGTCGGGACGATTTAACAAGAAGGCGTGTCGATGATGGTTCTAGGAGCCTCAAATGAAAAAGCCAGCGACAGGCTGGCAATGTGAGGGTAAGGCAATGAACAGGATATTATTTAGAACCAAGCGACCTAGAAGCTAGCTAAAAAGATGGCATTTGTGTAAAACGATGACATCAATCAGCAGGTGTTCATCGTGAAATACATTCGGTTAATTTTAAGGCTCATAACAGTATCACTTTACGTGTTTCTGGTTGTTTTTGGCTCTGGATTTGTAGGTTCGAGTACAGCCAATGCAATTAATCTTGAAACACTTAACCTAAATTACTCATTAATCGCAAAGGACTCGGTGGTATACGCACTCTGCGCAACTGGTGCGACATTGGTTGTTCCACCAGTCCTATATTTAATCCAGCATTATGTCTGGCCAGTTTTGAAATTTGTCGGCTTGAAGATTCGCTTCTTCTTCCATGGATACTAAAAGGCTCGCAGCTGGCGAGGCATCGCTTATTTTTTCCGTTACAGCGCTAGCTCTTCAATAATTCATAAATCGCCAGTAGCAAAAAGCCCCGCGGGGTTAACCGCAGGGCTTTAAACGAAGGCAATAACCCATCGTTAGAGCAAAATTACCACAGATTAGGGAAAAGTAAATAGTTCACGATAAATTCACGCCCTATTTTGTTATCTGCTTCAGCTGCGTATCAGCCCACGCCTCTTCGATATCAAACTTGGTGATGAGCTGGTCGTAGAAGGGCTTAACAGACTTCTTCCAGGTATCGAGGCTGATTGCATCCGTTATCTGACACACCGCGGCGTAAGCCTCAGTTGATGGAATTCGTTCATACCCCCGCCCGCTGCAGCGCTTACAGTCAGCCAGAACCGGCACACCCTGCTGTTCAGTAAGAACCTGATTAACGGCTTTCCCGCGTCCATGGCAATCTTTACAGGCGCAACTTACAACCTTCTTACCCTTACACTGAGGGCATAGAACGCGCGCTACCTCCCTGACCTGCCTCCGAACCTCATACTCAGAAGGTCGAATATCTTCGACACCCATACTCAGCGACATCTTCACGAATTTCTTCTCTTTTGCCGGAGTGTGGGACTTCATGCTGAAAACCTCAGCGTCAATAAACCCTGCCCCTTTGCAGCCATCGCACTGTTTCACGCTGGCGGCGCTGCGAGAATAATCCTCAAAAGCGAAGGCGGCCAGTTGGCGCATTACCAGTGGCTTAACCGCATCGTCCAGCTTGCGCAGCGCGGCAACCTTATCGCATTTGGTTAACGCGTACTCAGCCAGCAACTCAATAGCCCTTGCCCGATCGTTGTAACTGATGCCCATCTTGCCGAGGAAGGCACTGTATCCCATGGCGGCGCGTTCCTGCGTCATGCCCATAGCGGCCATGATATCCGTTCCGCTTAATGAGTCTGACGCCGTAGCGCGCGGAGAGTCGCTAATAAGCGTCGACTTGGCGAAGTGGTATTTCACGGTGTTTTCGAGGTTCATTAGGCTGCTCCTGCTGAATGATAGATACGAACAAAATTACGAAGAATGCGGTAATCCACCAGCACCGATCCCCGGTAGCGGTAAATGCGAAGGCGCTGCCAGCGCGCCCGGAGTATCTCAAGCGTTTCTGGCTTCATCTGGCCTCCTCGATAATGATCTGCCCTGTTTCTCCCCAGATTTTGGTAACCCGTCCGTCCCAGACATGGCTATCCTCGTCAAACACTGCGTCCAGCAAAGCTTTTTCCAGGTTGTCTTTGTCCGGCTTTTGTTGATGAGGCTGGCCGACATATTGCGCCCGCTTTGTCTTGCTCCAGTTCTTTGGCATGGGGATGACGAACGTGACGTGATATCCGGACTCTGGCAGGCGGATGCCCAACAGCCTGACCTGTTCTTTGTATGCCCAGTACGCTGCTGTTGCTGGCCGTTTATGCCATCGGTCACGCTGAGTCATTCGGGGCTTGCCAATCGGCGTAATTTCGTAAATTTTCATGCGGGCACCACCAGCCCGCGGCGGGCAACTTCAATCACTGTCAGAACAATCGCACGGTCCATAAGATGCCGGCGCTCTTCCCTGTTCAGCTTATTCCCGTTATCAATGCTGTCATGACAGCAAACGCAGAGCGCAGCTGTCGCACAGTCATCAGTTTTTAATCCCATGCCTTTTCCTTCGTTCCGGTGTGCCACCTGCGTTCCCCATGCTCCACAAAGAACACAACGCTCGATCTGCCCCACGGCGGCGAGCCATTTTTTGCTGCGATAAATAGCCATGCTCACCCCCATATCCGGTTTTGCCACCGGCGATTTATACGCGGCGGTTTATTGCCTTCAGGCAGCCGGGCGCTGACGGTCCAGGTGAGATAATCGGAGTTCAGGCTGCGCTCTACCATTACACCGCGGCGCTGGTATTCCGCCATGAGCTCTTCGGCCTGCTGGGTTGTGCAATCGGTATGATGGAACCAGCTATGTTTCATCCCCATCACCCCGCAAAGCCAAGCAGTTGAGCGGCGACGTTTTCGGCCTCATCACGACTGCGGAATGAACGGGACAGGACCCAGCGCCAGAGGACATCGAGCGCAGCTTTATAGAGCTGCTGAAATTCGAGTTCGTCCATGTTAGCGAATGAGATGCTACGAGGATGCTTTTTGAGTGTTCCGTCTGGTAGCTGAATGGCATCAAAGTGCCCTGCCTCAACGATTACCCATGAGCGGTAAGCATCGAAGGATTTGCACAGGCTAATGCCATTCGTGACGCGCCGGTAAGCAACCTGCTCAAGATACTGCTCGGCAGCATCGATAAGCGCGCCCTCATTCCCGGCATACGAAGCCAGGAACTTGGCGTAGCCAGTAATCAGCTTCCGCTCGTTGCTAGAGATAGCCCCGCCGGTTGGTTCCCAGTATTCAAAACCGAGATTGAGAAGCGCGAAAAAGCGTCGATGGAATGCCGGGTTTCGTAGCCGCCTGAACTCGGCAACAAGAACATCGCCGAGCCGGGTTTTGGATTGCAGGATATCGCTGGTCTCGGGCGTTGCCGGGATCAGTATTCCTGAGTGGTGTTTGATAAGTTGTAATTCTAGCGCCATGGTTCTCTCCGTGGCGCATCAGGTATAGGTTGTTCAGGCCTATGAAAGAATAATATCAGACGGTGGAGTTACTCGGTACCCCAGTCGTTTTGCAAATTGCATAAACCCATTGAGAGTGAATATTTCTTCCTCTTCGAGTAACGGTCGTAATGAAACTATTCCATTTACTCGATAAACCAGATATCTCCCTTCCGCCGGGAAGCTATAGATAACTGCTTTATCGGCCCTTCTGACCACATCGTACCATTGATCATCTGCATTAAAGGCATCTGCACTACACACTATTTCCCCCAGAGCGACTTATTGACGCGGTAAACAGTAATCGGGAACAGCCAGGGGAACGCAAACAGCGATACTCTTTGAAACTGCTCCAGTGAAATTCACGCGATTAAAAAAACCACTCGTCCGCGCTTTCCCAGGTCTCCTGCAGGATATGTTCGACCTCTTTCTTGTTACCTACGAAAACAGTCAACCCATCATTGCCGGCACGCTTAATCGTAAGCTGGCAATCATCAAACTGCTTGCTGAGTCTTTTGAGCAGTTCTGACTCGAGCGTAGGTATAGCTCCATCAGGAAGTTTCTTCATGCGATCAATGGTTAACTCGATTTTCATTTGTACCTCCGCAATGAATTACTGTATACATATACAGTATATTTATAAACGTATCTCACGGATTTTGCAACGTTTTATGAGATCACAATGTATCGCACGGAGAATGTGTCCCCCCAAAACAAGCAAGAGGTAACTTCTAGCGTGAAGACTTGGAGTTTCTGTAGTTTGAGTGTTTTAAAGCGGAAGTATGAATGAACATTTGGATATGTATCATGACTCACAAGCAACATGTCATGACCACTCTCTCCAGCGAGAACCTGCCTTGTAGATTCGCGCTGTGAGATTATCGTTCAAGTCCCCGTTGCATAATGTTCCCATCATTTGAATTAAAGATTTTACAGCAATAGCCGATACTACTCTGGTCCTTGCTTGTGACGCGTTCAGTGTTCAGTGCTGTTTGCTTTGGCCATCCGGACTGATTACATACCGCCTCATAAAAGCCAATCCTTAATATAAAGGGAACTTATGAGATTAAAATATGCAGCACTCATACTCGCCGTTGCCATTACAGGCTGTGATGACAAAAAAGACGTGATCGGTTGTTCTTCTGAAATGACCCAGTCAGCGCTCATGGATTTATTAAAAAAATCTGCTTATGAAGGACTCTCTGAACAGGTCGACAAATATCCTGACGTCACAAATCAGACCAAACGAAGCGCCTTGGACAAGATAAAACTGGTCATCTCTGAAATCTCCACAACCTCAAGTGACACGGGTAGCACAATGAAAACGTGTGAAGGTACTGTGACAATGACCCTACCTGCGCATGAGTACGCTCAACTTTCTGATGCTTACAGAAAAAACTTTAACCGTAATCTCGATAAGCAAATGGAAAGCCTGTCTTTAGATAACAACGCAAACAGCTTTTCAAAACGCATTTCCTACACAGCACAGGCTACAGACGATCAGAAAAACGTTTTCGTAAAAGCCTCCTCTGATAATCCGATATCTGTGGGTGCCGCTGCACTTACATCGCTTTCAATCATCAACCCTATCGTTGAACAGCAGAAGATCCAACAGGCTAAGGATGCCCAGCAGAGCCAAATTGAAGCGCAACAGCAGGCTCAACTCAGGGCACAGCAGCAGGCCCAGTACGAGGCAGAGCAGCAAATCGAGAGACAGACACAGCTGCAGGCACAAGAAAATGCAGAACAGCAGGTCCAACAGCAAAACACTGGGAGCCTTGATCAGTCCCGAATGGCCTTTGCGAATGCCGACTCTGATTTAAATACCGCCTGGAGCACATTAACATCGGCGAAGAAAAAAGAGTTACTGCCTTCTCAGCGCCAGTGGATCAAAACAAAGGATGCTATGTGTGGCAAAGTTTCAATGCAGGGAACTGATTCAGAAGTTAAGAAAATGGTCGACTGTCAGACGCAAATGACCCTTTCAAGGACTGCTTTCATCAGAACACAATAACTGAAGCCCCTTCAGGCTGGTGGCCAGTGATGAGCTGGCTCCAGCGTAATGCTTGATAATTTCCGCCCTCAGACCTTTTTCAAGCATGTACACAATCACCATATAAGAACCAGAATGCTGCAAAATGATCTAAAGTCAGATTTTTTAACTTTTCTGATTCTCGATAGGGTTTCAGCTATGTGCTAAAAGCGGAGTATTTGGCTTTTCAAGGCCAGAAGATGTCCTCAATGAATAACAAATAGAGACATATTTTGCGGCATATCTTCGTTGTCCATGTAATAGTCTTTGTTTCCTAAATGCCTCAGCGCACCTGCCATAGTATATCCAGAATCTAAAGATTCTTTTTCTATCTTTTCAATAGCACCAACCGACACAAATTCATTTTTACTTAGAGCTAACATTTTATTTAATGTAATAATATCATATTCTATAGTGTAATCCGCTATGGTGATTACCTTAGTTTTACGACTGGTACAATTATTAATAAAGTCACTATGTCCTTTAATGTGGAATAATATGTAATTAGTGTCGCCATCACTTTCATCAATGATATGGCATAAAATATCCCCGTCCATGATTGGGATTTTATTATCTGGGAAAAACATCCCTACACTTTGAGATGAAACTATTAGTGTATCGACAATGATACATACTCCATAAGGAAAGAGTAGGCCTAATTCTAAGTTAGGGAAAGCTTTAATGGCAAGATTATAAATAAACATCAATCCGCTGTCTGTACTCAGAAAACTTTTTATGGTTTCTATTTGAGATATAGCTTTTGTGATAAAACCTTTTTCTCCAGCTGCTTTGAGATAATCTTTACCCCATACTGCAGGTAAATTATTTTTTACTTCTCCAATGAAAACGTGAAACCCAAGAGACGGCTCATATGATATCACTAACAAATCAATGTCTGGTAGTTTTGGGTCAAAATGATCAAGTTTTACATTGCTATATAATCTGTGGTTAGGATATTGTTCGAATTTTAATTTAATCTTGTCAACCAACCCTTTCCCCATTATTTCAGAAACATTTCTTGAAAAACTATTTGGATTAGTCTTAGCGAAATACCTCAACATATTCGAAATACCATCAACAAGAGAAAAGCAAGTTGGATAAAGCATAAATTTATTTTCTATTGGAATATAGTTGAAAGTAGACCTTGATGACTCAGCAATATCTCTAAATAATTTCTTGAGCGTGTTTACATTTTCTTCTGGATGCTGTTGCATAGCTTGCCCCAACAACTCATCTTCTCTATAGGTTATAACCCCCGAAAGATTGTTCGCTTTAGAAAAATAACGTTCATATAACGCTAAAGTTAATATTTTTTTATAAACATCGATAAATAAAGAGTATTTATATCCATCCAACATTACGTCACTACTTTCTGGTATGTAAGAGAAATAATATTTAATTTTCCAGTCAATAATAGATTCAATCGTCGAGAATGCTTTTACTACGTTCATGTCATCAAAATCGAAATGTGCAGTACCTTTAAGGAGTTTTACAGGGTCAGCCTCTATTTCGTCATAAGGTAAATTTTGTGAGTTGAGGGAAAAAACCATCATCTCCGAAGCATATTGCCTTAATATTGAATCATCATTTATAATTACTTTTATGTGGTTTTCATCAATATCCCATGTTACAGCTTTGTTGTCAGCATATGAATAGAATATTGCATCCCTTAACGTCAAGAAATTTCTTAAGAACTCACATATAGGTAAATAATCCTCATAACTATATTTCTCTTTCAAGACAGTATTGGGGTTATAATTTTTCAATAGTAAGGGGAGAATGAGTTCATTTGCGGTTCTGATGTGTTCCCCCTCAATAAAATAATCATTTCTATACATGTACTCAGCATATTCACCGAATATATGAAGAGAGTCAGAGTTCGCACTAATGTTATTTATAATATTTTGCAATTCTTTTTCAAACATTACAGCAACTAAATCTCTAACATGGTTTTCTTTTTGTGTTTTCATTGTCCATAACCAAAGAGCATAATTGATAATATTTAATTCACAACTAATTATCTCTACTTTACATCAAACCTGCACTTTTTCCCATACGCATCATTTTTCTTACATACGAATCGGTTCCATCCTGGATTAGAGTAGAAAGTTCACTCAACCCACCGGATATGTTTTGGGAAACAATAAAATTAACTCCTCGCCCCGCCAATACAGGAATTAAATATTCATAGCCTTCAGAGTCATCACAATAATCCATGGCACACATCCCCCACTGTGAGTTTATAAATGGATCTATGACATCATATATGAACTGTGAAGTTTGAAGGGATACATCTTCATTTGGTGCAGCAAAGTGTTGGATCGAATTTCTTAGCTTGCCAAACGCGTTGTACAATTCTAGGTTTTTTATTTTTACACCGGTAGCTGCCCAAACTTTCTCAGGTAATTCAGAATATGTAATTGTTTGTCCTTTTTGTAGTAAACTCTCGAAATCTAAAAGCCCTGTGGTTTTATTTACACAATCCGCAGTTGATTTTGGTAATGACTCAAAAATCAGCAGGGGATGTTCTTGCGCAAGGCGAGCCTTAAGGAAAATTTCACAAGCGTGAGCGGCCTGTAAAACTCCTAGCTGGGACCACATTGAATTAGTCCAGTCAACAAAATGCGCTAGGTAGTTTGCGTGAGAAAGAGAACCAGCACCTAAAGCAATCATATGCTCATAAACATTTCTTAAACTTGCATCCATGACAATTATCCTCATAAGGAAGGTAGATGTAATATAACTATCTAAATTCTACAGCGCTACTTATGGAATGTATAATTTGTTCAAAACATCACTACGGCGCAGGATCAAAAGCTGAAGTACAAAGTCTGTACAAGTTTCGTTCCTCGCTCATAACAAACCATTTCCTCACTATGCCCTGCCATCGGCTTTCATCCGCTGATATTTAGCTTTCAAAAGCTCTGCCGGTGTCAGCCCCTTCGGCGATACCGGAGCCGCCAACGCCCGCCGAATGGGCGGAATCGGCTTCCCGGCCAGCACCCGCTTTTCCCACATAGCCAGAATTTCTCCAGCTTCATGCTCGAGCTCTTTCTGACACAACTGACCATCAGTTCCGCGGCGCCGCAGCTCAATGCAGATGTGGTAAAAAATCGGCTTTGGCCACGGATACTGCTCACTGCTCGGGTACCGAAATACCAGCTTACGCCACTTCCAGTACTCAGCCATGACGTCAGAGGTGGTGATCCCCAGCGCGCAGCGCCCTTCCCTGCACCACTTGATGAACTGGCCTGGCGACGGCAGGAATGGACGCTCCTGACGGCGCACCATGCGCATACCGGCATCAACCCGCTCCATGGTCGTACATCGCCGAGCCGGGTTTTGGATTGCAGGATATCGGAACTACTCACTATTTCCCCCAGAGCTACATATTGACGCAGTTAATCGTTATCGGGAGCAGTTAAAAAAACGCTAACAACGAGACGCTTCGAAACTACCCCTATAAAATTCACGCGATCAATAAAACCACTCGTCGGCGCCCTACCGCGTTTCCTGAAGGGTATCTTAAACTAATTTTTATCACCTACAAAAACGGTAAGTGCATCGTTGATAGCGCTTGATAGTCAGCGTATAAAGATAAGAATCTTTGCATAAACGAGTCAGTAGCTCACACTCTAATACACTTACCGCACCATCGACTAGTATATAACCCCATGAGAACTTACCTTTACCATTCCTTGGGGGGCAAGTAGGAAAAATAGTAGTAACTTACCACAATGGATATTAATTTATTATTGACACATATAGAGCAGACATCTAGTTTAAGTTAAAGTAGCTATAGCATTCACATTATCGAAGAATTAAAAAAGCATATTGACTTTTTTTTAAAAAATGAAACAAACGCAACCAGCTATTTACTGATTGCGAAGCACAACACCATATAACAACAATCAAAACCACAATCAATTCAAGTGATATTTTTTTTTGCAAACTAATCTACAATTGCACCATACTGTTTTGCAATACATAATCTTGCCTTACCATATTGAATATTTTTGTATTCTTCCGGCTCGAATTCCAAAAGATCAGCCAACTCGATATTAAATTCAAGTTCACTTGCATAAGTAGATTTACGAGCAACAAAACTTTTTATTTTCCTAGCCAGATAAAATGCCTGGGAAGCATAATGTTTATAACGATTTTTTAATTGAAAAGTTGAAATTGACATATTGGATAAGCTAAAGTTATGTTTCGCATCAACAGATAACAAATAATTTTCCGGACGTAGTTGCAATGAAAGTGCAAGTGCTACTAGTTCTTCATCAACTTCAGCAGGGCGGAGCTCAAATTCGATTGACTCGATATCAACAAGTGGATTCAGATGAGGAACCTTCGCAAAATCAATGGAGTGTTTCATTTGGCTTCCATTGCATTTTTCGCAACACGGAATGAAGTTTGACAAGGTCAACGCAAGAAACGGATAATCTGATTTTGTATAATAATGATCAATAGGAGGTCTATAACCTTTGCTATGTTTATCTGGTAGGCTAGTTTCAGTGCTCACCATATGACAATAACAACATATGTTATATTTTGCCAGTTCACAAAGCTCATAAGCTGTCCATGATTTATCTGATTTCGCTGAAAAGCTTGCATAATCAAAAATTTTGGTTAACTTTTGCAAAACACAAAAATGTAGAATATCTCTTCCAAATCTTTTTTCATAATCTAATATACAACCAGCTAAATCTGAAGGCGCCCCCTCAACTATTACACTTCTATTTGTTTGAATGAAATCCTTGATGACCACATCTAAAAATGAGTTTCCTAAACTGCCTATACCTCGGTCGATTAGTGAGTTTAAATAATCATAGTGTTGAGTGCAGGCATTTTCCCAAACATCTGAAATGTTAATTACCATTGCCGAGACTCCTTTTGAGGGCTTTTTTTACGGCAACATCCCCAATAGAATCAATCAAATTTAGGTCATATTCAGTAGCATTCCCATTTAAGGCTCGCTTATATATTTTATTAATGTTGGTGGCCGCAAACTCACCAATAGAATTAGAAGAGAAGGCGGTTGCTATTACTTCATCAAGTGGTGCAGCAAATGTATTTGAAAACTTATTCGAATCAAGGCTTGTGACAAAGTCCCCCGGAATATCGGCAGCCAGCAGCGGTGAGTGAGTAGCTATGATAAGTTGCAAATTATTTAAATCACAACTTGATTTGACCCCTCCCAAGAATTTATTAAGCATAGATATATATTTTCTCTGCCAGTCTAAATGCAAGTATGCATCCCCTTCATCGATTAATAACAAAATAGATTTGTAATTCTTATCGACGGCTTGCTTTATTGATTTTTCGATTAAAGAAAACTGTTCCACTAATGCTTGAATACCTGAGCTTTGATTAGACCATTCAATCTGAATCGAAGTATCAAGATTATTTATCTTATTTGAAAAATTTATGTTGTTAATTCTGAATTTAATAGAATGATCATCAGCTTCATAGTTTATAGACTCACAGCATTCAGAGATAAAATTATCTGAAAGATAAACTACTCTTTTTAATTCGTCTAAAGCAGAAAAATTTGAATCATCATCAATAATCCCCAAATGGCTAAGAAAATCTAACGCAACAGATCTTGAAACCCCTCCCCCTAACTTGCCATGGATATATTCTAGGGAAGCAAGATGCAGTAGTGTTGAATATCTTCCACACCGTTTACGGATTAAACTCTCTAATACAACCTCAATATTATTTAAAGAAACTTCTCTTTTTTGGTCTATTATTAGATAATCATTATCTTGAGAATTCCTTGATAAATCCTCGTATTTGTATGTAAGCTCCTTCAATTTATCAGAGTTTACCCTGCCATGAGATCTAATTGCAGGAATAAGGATAGTTCTAAAAACCTTTTTGGAATACCTCAAAACCGCTACTAGTTCGGTGTTAACTCCTAATGCCTCAGAAATAACACCATACTTTTGAAGACTATTTATATCAGTAGATTTTCTGGTATTAGGAGATGCATCAATTACACCTTTTCTTTTAGTAAGCTTTCTTTTATAAGGCAACGCTGTATAGTAAATTGCACAAAGTTCATTATTATAAGGCGCAGTGGGTTCATAGTTACCATTTGGCGTGCCTTGAAAATAAAATTGAAAAGAATCATCTTGAGATGAAACAACAGCATTTGCCAGTGAATGCAGCATCCTTGTTTTACCCGAGCCGTTTGTCCCCAATAATAAACTGATACTATCTATTTCAAATAGTGGGCCATAAAGCTCCGCTTTATGTGGTATGAGCTGTATAAGCTGCTCATCAATTCTCACTGCCATGATTTTTGACATCGCAATATCCTTAATGCTGTTTAATTTTGAGTTATATAGTAATCGAGTCGTTAATCACCGTCAATCCCATAGACTTACACATCCAAAAAATCCTTTTTTAAATTTTAATTCATGCATGAGACATCCATAGTATTTAACTAAGAAAATCTAAAATATCAGTTAGCCAATATAATTTGCCAATTATATGCTATAAACACGCACTATGTCCTTTGGCATACTCAATATGCAGATAGTCTGAACCTTTAAATCAGTGTTAAAATTTTTCCTGTGTCAATCCTCACACATGCAAAATGGTCACCCTCACCCGCCACAACATCCTTAGTCTAATTAGCTCAGAGCGGTCACTAATTCGATGATCTGGGCGATTATCATTTCCACTTTGCAATTATACCGCCAAAGCATCGCTTACCCTCCCCCTCATGCTTTCATGCGCTCATATTTTGCTTTAAGCAATTCAGCAGGCGTAGGCCCTTTTGGCGTCACTGGTGCTGCTAACGCGCGCCGTACGGGTGGGATCGGTTTCCCAGCCATTACGCGTTTTTCCCACATATCAAGAATATCGCCAGCCACATTCTCGAGCTCTTTCAGACTTAACTGGCCATCAGTTCCGCGGCGCCGCAGTTCGAGGCAAATGTGGTAGTAAACAGGCTTAGGCCACGGATACTGCTCGCTGCTCGGGTACCGGAACACCAGCTTACGCCACTTCCAGTACTCAACCATGACGTCAGCGGTGGTGATCCCCAGCACGCAGCGCCCTTCCCTGCACCACTTGATGAACTGGCCTGGCGACGGTAAGAATGGGCGCTCCTGGCGACGCACCATTCGCATGCCCGCTTCAACCTGTTCCAGGGTGGTGATCCCGTTTTCTTTGAAGGCCAGCACCCACTGACGGCGGATCTCGTTCACGTCTTCCTGGCTGCGATTAGCCAGGCTTGCCGGGAACGCGGCCGCCAGCTGTACGAACAGCCCGTTGATAATCTGCGCCACCTGCTGTGTGTGCTCACGTTCGCTGAACTGTTCGGGCATTTCATGTGCCACACGCCGGGCCTGTTCCCGGTCAAAATTGCGAATGCTCTCGGCTATGTTTTTCATTCCAGCACCCCGTCAATCCAGTCGGTGTTATGCAGGTCAATACCACCCCGAGATGGCTTTGCCGTTCCGGTAGAGCGTAGCCGTTTGGTAGTGAGCTGATCCCACTGCTTTCGCAGACTTGAAGGGCTCAGGATGTTGTCTTTCCAGAACTCGTCCCGGTTGGCCCACTGGAACAAGTCACAAATTTCGTAGTGAGTGCGCTTGTCCTGGAAACGCATCAGCCTGATGGTGTTTGCCCATTCAGCCCAGTTTGGTTCGGATAGCGATGCGTTGACGGTGAGAAGCCTGTCGTAAATCCAGCGGGCGGCCTTGAGGTCGTCAGCGGATCCCCATGATTTACCTGCCGGGGTGTATATCCCGTCTGCAGCTTCAGGATGGCGAGAGAGAAATTTTTGAGTTTTCTGGTTTCGGGATTCGTCAGAATTCCGAGACGAGGATATTTTAATATTGTTCTTGTTATAGTCTTGGGTGTCTACCGTTTCCGGGAAGGTTTTTCCCGTTTTCGGTAACACTTTTCCCGATTTCGGGAAGACTTTTCCCGTTTTCGGTTTGTCTAAAATCCAGGCAGAAAGGTCAGTATTTATACCAACCGTTTTCATCACGCCCTGCTTCTGACTGAAGATAATTTTGCGTTCAGCGAGCGATTTGAGCGCATCAGAAACATGCGAATCACTCAAACCTGTCAGCTCAGCGATCACCGTGTTCGTAACGCGGTCCTGTTTCTTGTTCCAGCCGTAGGTAAGCCAGATCACCGCTTCAAAACACTGCCACTCCCGGCCTGACAATCTCAGGCGTGGCTTAAGCAGCTGGATCTCGTTAGCGACCTTGGTATATCCATTCGACAGGTCGGCCATACGACCTCCCGGTTGTTCGGTTCTGTGGGGGAAATTGATAATTTCAGCTGTGTTTGACATACTTAGCTCCGCAATTACACTCCGTTTTTGCACCTGAAAGCCGTTGGTGTTCGAGCACCGCGGCTTTCGCCTTTTCTGAAGTCTTCACATTACCCCCAGCATGGTTGTGACCATCGCCAGCAGCGGTGCCGTAAGGTCAGGATCGACTCTGAACATTTCGAAAATCCCCTCGCCTAACTCCTTCAGCTTTTCCTTCTTCGGTGCATCGAGCATCAAAGCTTGCTTCGCCTCACTCACCTCTTTTTCCAGCCGAGCCATTCGGTAAGCAAACGAGTCGTTCTTTACGACACGGTCGCGGTATCGAAGCGGTAATACGGACATGATCGCGGGCACCAGCTGCTCGACGTTTCTACGGTAGGATGCGGAGTCTTCTTTGTTGTCTAGCCAGCGGAACAGCTTCACGTTCCAGACATCGGCCTGGCCTGAGAAATCCACACCTTCAAGTTGAAGTTCATCCGCAGCTTCTTGGATCTGAAGAGCGACGGCTATGCGCCCCTCTACCGCTGCCCAAGCTCTGACCGCTGAGCAGATATCACGATGATCTATATCCTGGGCTGTCGATTCGCTTTGATGACACGTGAATATCAGTGGGTTAGAAGAAGCTCTGCTACTCTTTTGAAATGAAACAGTTTGCATTGTTAAGGCTCCTGTTTAGGTAAACCATCAGTGGGATTTGGATAGAGATCTGGGCGTAGTTCGTGGGGGGTTACACCTGTCATCTTGAAGATAGGCAGAATGTGAGTGGACGGGACGACCCCATGATCACGATTTTTCCAATGACTAACAGACATACTCGTCACGCCAAGTGCGAGACTGAGCTTTCTGGCTGATCCAGCTGCTTTAATTGCTTTATCGAGTGCGGACATATGCTTCTCCTGCTTATTGATAGCAGAAGTAAACCATAGATTTACAATCTATGCAAATTCATGATTTATTGTGCGTATAAACCAAATATTTACAATGACCCTATGAGAAAAGAAGAACCCAACCAAGTTTTGGTACAACGACTTTCTGAGATCACCGATCGTGGCGTCACCAAAGCAGACATGGCACGTATAGCCGGAGTCACCCCTCAGGCCGTTAACGGCTGGTTCAAAAAAGGTGTTATTAGTAAAAAGTCGGCGCTGGCTATTGCCGACGCTGTTGGCATTTCTGTCGCCTGGCTACTCGGTGAAGACGTTGGAGAAAAAGATGGGCTCAAGCCGGATGAGCAGCGCCTACTGGAGCTTTACCGTCAGTTGCCCGAAGAAGAGCAGAAAAACATGCTCCGCATATTTGCTATTCGCCTGAAAGAGCTTGATGAGCTTTATGAACGCTACTTGAAGGGGCGGATTCGGTCACAGGATCAGTGAAGAATCTATTCAGCGGGTAATGGGCATCAGCATGTCTTAGCACAGGAAGCTTAGCAAATTATTTGACAGGATTATCAGATGGATCATATTCGAGACAATACGATTACCCTCCGATTTGATGGTAAAGACGCTGAAAATCACGAAGTTGAATTAAATATTCTTGGTGAATCTTTTCAGGGTTTTGCGAAGATTTTATCTACAGCAGGTAATTTTGCCGTAACTCAAAAGTATTACAAAAGATCCGATCTTCAAGAGGTGAAGGTGTATGCCAGAGATCCTCGCTGTAATTGTTTTTCGATAGATGCTGTTACAAGTTTCGTATCTCAACAACAATTGTTCTCTGGGTTAGCCGGCGCTATACTTCCTTTGCTCATACAGTACATTTTTTCTCGTAACGCTCAGAAAAAAGAGGAAATGAAACACTTAAAAGATTCCTTGGACAAGGCAATTGAGGCCTTGGGAAACAAAGATAAAGACACCATTCAAGGATTGCTTAATGTGATCGATAAGATGGCGACTGAGTTGCGTCCATCTGTTCGTCAAGCCGTTAGCCCTATCGGAAATACCTGCTCAACAATCAGCATAAAAGCAGGAGAAGGAATTTCTCCTCTTGTCATAAATGAAGCAGATAAAGAGATAATTGATAGGCTTGAGGATGATGAAGTTATTCCCCTCAGAGAATACCAAGTTTTGATTACCGAATTTGACGGTGTAAAAAAAACAGCGAAAATTGTTTTCCTGGGTGACGAGCAAGCCAGAAGAATTACTGCAGAAATCAGTGACCCGGCAGTGATGAAAAGAGATAATCCATACATCATAGCACTACAGGCATTTATGCATGCACCCAACGATTCTTCAGCCAGTGTTACAGTTACCGCCAAGGCAGTAGCTAGAAAAGGCGCCATAAGTAAACTATACATAATGGATATCAATTAATTGCCCTATCACCCGGCCGTCGCGCCGGGTTTTTTATATCCTCACTAATCAACTCTGTCGTCTAGCTCCATGCCGAACCTATTGTGCCCGTCCATAGAGTCAGTTTTTTTGCCTGCACTTCGTCAGCTACCTCACAAAAACCCTAAATATAAACCGACGATTTACGATCATCAAAACCATTGATTGACACAACTATAAACCAGTGATTTAATCTCTTTCACCAAGACGCACTACGAACCACTAAGGCAGGACGCCCACGAAGTAGCCGCCGACGGCATACGAATAGTCGGATGAGGTGGAGAGATTAACGCGCATCAGGTTTAAACGTTCCGCTGGCCGGCGATAAGGCAAACGAGGGTGAGAATGATTGATTTCGCACGCAAACCAGGACGACAGCAGGCTGTAAAGCTGAACTTCTTCGAGGTGATTCTTCGCCGCCTGTGCTACCTGCTGGCGCAAAAGGGGAATCCAGATGTGTAACTCAACGAAATGCGGGTACTGCGGCAAGCCGGTTGAACCGGAGGAAGTAGTCAAAAGTACCCTTCTCTATCGCAACGGCGCACAGCTGGCGCGCAAAGAAAAAGAATACTGCTCTGAACGTTGTGCTTCGTACGACCAGATGGCCCACGAAAGCTAACGTAAAAGCCGCACAAGGCGGCCCGTACGTCCGGTGCTCCCGACCAAAGTTACACCGGAAAACTACTTAAAAAACCAAAGTTCACCCAATGGGCGCTATCTCTGGCCCGGGGATCTTACATCCAAAAAGAGGATCTCACATGGAATTTTTCTATGTAGTTAAGGCTACGCAGAAATCTGGCAAAGAAGACGCAGTGATTTGGTTCACTGCGAAATCTGAAGCCCGCGCCAACCTGCAGCTCGATGTCGAGCTGGAAGATGCAGGTATTGAAACCGGCCGCGGTAAGGATTACTCAAAACCGGTTCGCACCGATTTCCCTGTTTACAACGATCTGCCTGAAGAAAGCACCGTGGATTACACCTGGTGCAAACGCTACGAACTCCAGGACGATGGACGCACCTGGCTACCAAAGGCTGGCGCTGAGTCTACTGAAGCCGTTGACAACATTGCCGCACCGGAACCGACCGTTAAAGTCGAAACTATCGTCGAGAGTATCCCGCTTGAAAACCGCACTCCAGCGGTTCGTTTTGCCGTCCACCTGACCAGCGACAAATACCAGTCACACATCACTAAAGAGCAGCAGCTCGCTGCCAGCGAAATGTCACTGGATGAAGGCAACACCTATCTCCAGAACCTGCTGCTGGCGAAGAGCGACATCCCTGAAGTTGCCGAACTCAGCCTGAACGCTGAGTGGAAACTGGTTCAGGCGATTAAGCAGGTATTCGCGCCAGATGAAGCGCACGAAACTGAAATTATCGCTGCATTCATGGCTGACTGGGCGAGAGCAGATGCTGGCGACCGCAATCAGTTAGTTGAAGAGTGGAGAAGCGGAAAGCTTTCTCTTCTCAAATCAGAAAGCACTAACGACATCGATGTTACAACCGGTCAGGATCCAGAACCTGAAAACGGTCTTCAGATTGACGAGAATGATGACGAAACCACTCGTTATCCAGTCGTGCGTATGCCGTTCCGGAAGCAGCTACTCGCCCAGTTCACCGCCAATGAACTGCGCCACCACTTAACCCGCGAAGAGTACGAAGCTATCAGCGCGCTGGAGATGGACACTGACAACAGCTATGTCCAGAACCTGCTGCTGGCGGCAGAAAACTGCGAAGAGGTGAAGGGTTACGATACCAAAGACCTTTGGCGCTATACCGACGCCATTCGCAAGGTGTTCAGCCAGGAGAAGCGCCACGAACTCGCTTTGGTTCTCCGTTTTACCCGAATCTGGGCGGCGACTGATTATATTGACCGCGGCATTCTCGTTCGCGAATGGGCAACCAAAAATCGCATCAGTAATGTTCAGCGTATTGATTCTGGTACCAATGCAGACGGTGGCTATGTGACGGATCGCGGCGAAGGCGCGCACCACACTCTGGACACTCTCGATCTTGAGATCGCCTGTGCCCTGCTGCCTATGGATTTCCATCACTTTGAAATCCCCTCAAGCGTTTTACGTCGCGCCAAAGAAATCGTGGCGAAGAAAGAAGAACCATGGAAATCATGGAGCGCCATCCTGCGTAATCAGCCCGGCGTACTGGCGGTGAACCGTGCGGCAATCTTCAATCTGATCCGCATCGCACCAGAAAACATTCATCACACGCCAGCGGCTCATCTTGAGTTTGTGAATAAAACCATGACGGCTGAGTTTAACTCTGCTGTGGAGTTGCTGCCGCTGTCTACTCCGGCTGTTGAGACCGAAGCACCTGTTGAACAACCGCAGGTTGAAAATCTCGGCAGTGGAGTGTTCTCCATCGATGGTCTGATGGTTGGAAATACCGCCCCGGGCATCAATACCACCTCAAATGAAGTCGAAAAAACGGAAAACGCAGCGGAGACCACCAGCGATGTGCAGATGGAAACGGCTAAGTCAGAGAAAGACGAAGATGTTGGTTCGGTACCACCGGGCGAAGGCGCTGATGCAGCTAATACGCAGACAGATTCCATAGCGCCGGAAGAGCAGCAGTCAAAGCCCGTAATCGAATACCCGGCCTACTTCGAGCCTGGCCGCTACGAAGGTCTGCCGAATGATGTTTATCACGCAGCAAACGGTATTAGCTCAACCCAGGTAAAGGATGCCCGCGTCAGCCTGATGTACTTCAACGCGCGCCATGTGGCTAAAACTATCCCGCGCACAGCATCCAAAGTGCTGGACATGGGAAACCTGGTGCACGCCCTTGCATTGCAGCCGGAAAACCTCGAAGCAGAGTTCAGCATCGAACCTGAGATCCCTGAAGATGCGTTTACGACCACCGCAACTCTGCGTGAGTTCATCGACGCGTACAACGCCAGCCTGCCGGCACTGCTGAGCGCTGACGAGATTAAAGCGTTGCTTGAAGAACATAACGCATCCCTTCCCGCCCCAGTGCCGCTTGGCGCGAGCCTGGAAGAAACGGCTCAAAGCTATATGGCTCTCCCTGCTGAGTACCAGCGTATTGAAGAAGGCCAGAAGCAGACAGCAACGGCAATGAAGGCATGCATTAAAGAGTACAACGCCACTCTGCAGACGCCGGTTAAAACCAGCGGCAGCCGTGATGCGCTACTCGAGCAATTAGCGATCATCAATCCTGATCTGGTCGCACAGGAAGCGCAGAAACCGACGCCGCTGAAAGTCTCCGGCAGCAAAGCAGACATGATCCAGGCGGTTAAGTCGGTTAAGCCCGACGCCATATTCGCCGACGAACTGCTGGATGCCTGGCGCGACAACCCTGGCGAAAAGATTCTGGTTACCCGCCAGCAGCTGGCCACAGCGCGGGCAATTCAGTCCGCACTACTGGCGCACCCGACCGCGGGCATGCTGCTGACACATCCAAGCCGCGCCGTTGAAGTGAGCTATTTCGGTTTCGACGACGAAACCGGATTAGAAGTGCGTGTACGCCCTGACCTGGAGATTGAACTGGACGGCGTGCGCATCGGTGCGGACCTGAAAACCATCAGCATGTGGAATGTGAAGCAGGAAAGCCTGCGGGCCAGGCTGCACCGGGAAATCATTGACCGGGACTACCACCTCAGCGCGGCAATGTATTGCGAGACCGCGGCCCTGGACCAGTTCTTCTGGATTTTCGTCAACAAAGACGAGAACTACCACTGGATCGCCATCATCGAGGCGTCAACCGAACTGCTGGAACTGGGCATGCTCGAGTACCGCAAAACAATGCGCGCCATCGCAACCGGATTCGACACGGGTGAATGGCCAGCGCCGATCACTACCGATTACACCGATGAACTGAACGACTTCGACCTGCGCCGCCTCGAAGCGCTGCGCGCTCAGGCTTAAGGGGGATTTATGCATAACACAAACGTTACCGTTGCTGACCAGAACACCGTTATTAACTCCAACGTGGCTTTGTTCGATTCCCAGTATCTGAACGCCATCAGCACGTTCGCGCAGATTATGGCCCAGGGCACCGCGACCGTTCCTAAACACCTTCAGGGTAATCAAGCCGACTGCATGGCTGTAGCGATGCAAGCAGCACAGTGGCAGATGAATCCCTTTGCCGTGGCGCAGAAAACGCACCTGATTAACGGTGTGCTCGGGTATGAAGCGCAGCTGGTTAATGCCGTAATTTCACGCAGCGGCGTGCTGGCCAGCCGCTTTGAATATGAATGGTACGGGCCATGGGAAAAGGTAGTTGGAAAATTCAATATCCGTAAAGGCGACAAAGGCGAGTACCGCGTTCCGGGCTGGACCCTGGCTGACGAAGCCGGGATCGGCATCATTATCCGCGCAACCCTGAAAGGCGAAGAGCAGCCGAGGGAACTTGATTTACTGCTGGCTCAGGCCCGCACCAGAAACTCTACCCTGTGGGCTGATGACCCTCGCCAGCAGCTGGCATATCTGGCCGTCAAACGTTGGGCGAGACTGTTCTGCCCGGATGTGATTCTGGGCGTCTACACCCCGGATGAACTGGATGATCGCCGTGAAGAACGAGAGGTAAACCCAGCACCGGCGCAGCACGTAAGCCTTGCAGACATTTCAGGTGACAACGTCACTACGACTCAAACGGCTCAGGAATCAGCTCAAAACATCGATGCACTTGCTGATGATTTCCGTGATCGCATCGAGGCGGCTCAGGATGTGGATAGCGCTAAAGCTCTGCGCGCAGATATTGAAACCGTGAAAGCAACGCTGGGTTCTGCCCTGTTCACTGAGCTGAAAAACAAGGCCGTGAAGCGTTATTACCTGGTTGATGCACGGAACAAAGTCGAAGCAGCCATCAATTCCTTGCCACCTTCAGATGAGCCCGATGCAGCTGCGCGGTTCGCAGAAGTAGAGCGCGTTCTTGCATCGTCGAAACGCCATCTGGGCGACGAACTGCATGGTCAGTTCAGCATCACCCTGGCGGATATGAAACCGGAATACGTGGACTAACGAGATCGGGAGGGGAAACCCTCCCTCAAGGAGAAGAAATGCGACTGATTAATCGAGGCAGTAAGCAATCCCCTTTAGCTCGCCAGGCATGTGAAATCGCACTCGCAGCCCACCAGCAAAGATACGGCGACTATGGGCGCAGCAAGATGAAAGAGACCTATACGGTGAGAGTGGAAGGCGTGAAGGTCTGGGTTGAAGTGGTCAACTGCAAGGCAAGCTACGTGGCCACCGCAATGACCGGCATGCGCCGACTGCGTTCCCTGCCCGGCCAGGCAAACTGAAACTGAAATATCAACGACTGAAGACCGGCATATCTATACTCATGCCGGTTACCTGAGGTGAACCATGTCGCAGGTAATTTTTAACGAAGAATGGGTTGTTGGCGCCAGGCTCACAGAAAAAACAGGCCTGACCGAACGACAGATTGAGAAGTATCGCCAGGGCTGTTGGGTGGAAGGTGTCCATTTTAAACGGGTTTCTCCTTCCGGAGAAAAAACCTTGCGTGGCACAACCTGGTACAACTATCCGAGAATTAATCAGTTAATAAGGGATGCGTAAGATGGCAGCTTTGCCTACAGGTGTCGAAATCAGAAACAATAAGATTTGTATCTGGTTTATGTACCGGGGAAAGCGTTGCCGCGAAATTCTCAAAGGTTGGATTAACACTCCGGCGAACATCAAAAAAGCCGGAAATCTTCGATCTGTGATCGTTAGTGAGATCAACCTTGGAGAGTTTGATTACCACCAGCGCTTTCCTTCATCGTCCAGAGCAAAAAAAACCGTAACCACTGTTTCAGTTCAAACCTTTTCAGAGCTGTGTGAACTGTGGACGAGCATTAAAGAAACCGAAATTAGCGCGAATACCATGCGTAAGACGCGCTCACAACTCGGTACGTTAATGCACATCATCAACGGAGATACGCCTGTTTCAACTATACGCCACAGCGACATTCTGAAATACAGGAAGGAGCTGTTGAACGGTGAGACACTTTACCTGGCAAATCCCAGAAGTAACAAACAGGGACGTACTGTGCGTACCGTGAACAACTATATATCGCTTCTGTGCTCCCTTCTTCGGTTTGCACACAAATCTGGCTTTATCAGTGGCAAACCCTTTGAAGGGATCAAGAAACTACACAAAGGGAAAGTAAAACCGGATCCTTTAACGAAGCAGGAGTTTAGTTTGCTTGCGAAATCCGAGCGTGGCCAAAGCCTCAATATGTGGACGTTCGCAGTTTATACTGGTGTCCGTCATGGAGAGCTTGCAGCTCTTGCCTGGGAAGATATCGACTGGGAAAAAGGTACGGCTCATATACAGCGCAACCTTAATGCGCTAGGAATGTTCGTCCCACCCAAAACCGATGCAGGTGATCGAGTTATCACGCTATTAGAGCCAGCACTAGAGGCCTTGAAGGCACAGCGTACACTGACTTCGTTACAGCCCAAAACCGAGATTGTGTTTCATCACCGAGAGTATGGTGCGATGGAATATCAGAACCTGCGGTTTGTTTTCATGCCCAGGATGCGCAAGGGCATACAGAAGGCCTACTACTCTTTATCGAGTATCGGCTCCAGATTTAACGCAGCTGTAAAACGTGCTGGTATTCGCCGCCGGAATCCGTACCATACGCGGCATACTTTTGCCTGCTGGCTTTTATCTGCCGGCGCTAACCCGTCTTTCATAGCCAGCCAGATGGGGCATGAAAACGCGCAAATGGTTTATGAAGTCTACGGTGCGTGGATTGAAGAATTGAATGGCGAACAGGTGCTGATGCTTAACGATAAGCTGGCACGCTGA